TTATGGGGCTCCGAGGATGAGTTTGTGTTCATATCTGGCTTCCTTCGGGTTGTACTCAAAGCGGATGCCGACCACGCGGAAGTTTACCAGGGGTTGGTTAGCACCAGCGTCTGTTACCTGAACCACGTCCCACAGCTCCTGGCCACAGTTGGGGGGTATTAGTATCCACCCCCTCTTTGACATAAGCCGCATCTTGGCTAATACGGCTTGGGCTACGTCTCCGGCTAACGCCTCGGTGGGGATGGATAAGTCCTGGCGGAAGTCTAACCTCTCTCCCACAAGCCCTAGCTCGGTGCTGTCAATCGCCGTGCCGTAGACGGGGTTGCCGTTTACGTCTCTGCCGATGATGTAGGCTCGGTTGACCTGTGGCGTCTCGGTGGCATACTGGCCGTCGAGGATGATGTGGGGTAGCAGATCACCCTGGGGTGGCTGGTTGAACAGGGCTTCGTTGAACAGGTAGAGGTTGAACATGAGATTCTTCGCTCCGTTCAGAATGACATTTTAGAATGGCATTTTGATTATGCTAAACCTGGGCTTTGAGGTGTCATGTAAGTTGAGGGCGTCGCCTGTGTTTTGCCAAACATACAGCTCAATGTAGTCGTCGACTATCATGTTGACCAGTGTGGTAAAAGAGGCACTCCACCTGCCGTTAATATCCATTCCACCGAAGTAGTTGGCTAGCCTGTCAGTTGTACTTCCGTTTCTGCAGATCATAGCCATCCGAATGCCTGTTGTGTTTTCGGCAAAGCGGACTGTGCCCGAAATGAGATATCTGCCAGCCGTCTTACAGGTAAGCCTGGTGTTTTGGGCTGGGTCGAAGATGTTGTCGGTATCCCACTCCTCGGTGTCGAATTGTATTGCAGTCCAGATATTGGTTGGGATGGATTGATTGGCCTGCCTGTTTACGGTGCATGAGCGTTCGGTTAAGAGTTCCTGAAGTTCCTGGATGATGGCTGCGGTGATGTTGAGGCGGACGGCGGCTCCCTGGTTGTGGGCGGCGGCTGACGTGCCTTCCTGTGCCCGGGTGACGGTGAAGACGTCTCCTGACCTGGTGGTGCATTTGAGGATTTCATTATCAATGGTGATGTGGAAGTTGGAAGTGGGGAAGCGTGCACCTTCACCTGAAGCCACGGTGAGGCTGGTGGCCACGTTGGTGATGTCTGCTGCCAGGATGGAGCTGGCGTTATTTTTGACGTTTAAGAAGTTAGGCATGTTGCTCCTTTCAGTCGCATGATTACAGCGATAGAATAGATTACAGAGATGTTATGTGGGGAATTTGTAGGCATAGACATGGGTGTCTCCTTGCTGTGGGTAGACGATATAGGCTTCGAGGCCAAAGAAGTAGATAACATCGGGGACCAGGGCTAGTAGCCTTTTTAATACTGAGGCTGCCGTCTCACCAGCACTGACTTCGAGCTTGGGGTAAAGGCTGGTGATGAGGCTGCTCCTCGACTTATAAGATAGCGTCCCCCCTACTGTCTGCATGACTTTGCCGATGAGGTCATAGATGGTGAACTCGTCTGAGGCTACATTCCACTCCACGGGCTTGTTGAATTGATAGTGCTGGAGTAAACCCCAGGCATCCACGCAAGAGAGGATAAACGAGGGCGTGTTGGGGTCTCTCTTGTACGCAATAGACTCTATGAAGTACCGCGAGGCTTCGGAGAGCATATCGCCTGAGGGGGTCTTGTAGCCGAGGTGAAGGTTTACGCGGCTGCCCCTCTTGACTACGGCGAGGTCGCCTGCACCGGGGGTGTTATACGTGCCTTTGGAGTTGTCGATGTCAACCACCAGTTGACACGGCTGCTCGGGGTCAACCGTCTCCAGGAGTCTAGCGATTTTGGCTGCGGGGATGGTGATTTTGCTGCCGGCGCCGCTGCCGGCTGCCGGGGGACTCCAGGAGCTGGGCAAGAGGCTACGCCAGACCTCGTTAGCCTGTGTGGCCCACAGGTAGCTGCTGTCGCTGGCTAGGGCCAGGCCATAGGGGGCGTAGGCGTTGACCACCGAGGCTTTGTTCCAGTTGTAGTCAAAGAAGTCTGTGCCCGGCTTCAAGCGAAACAGCCACGGCTGGTTCTGGCGGGCCAGGGATAACAGGGCGACATAAGATGATGGTTTATGGATGAAGGGACCCGAGACGTCCAGCGTCTCACCGGCCAGGGCTTCGAGGACTGCCTGATATCTCTCCCAGTAGGTTGCGGTGTGCCTGGCCAGGGCGCCATATCGCCACTGGGATTCGAACTGCCTCAAGGCCATTTGAGCGGCGACATCTACCCTGGCTCTACCGAGGCCGATTTTAACATCGGTGGCCCAGGAGCCGGCGGTTACCCGATATCCGTCACCGTGTACCATTCTGACGACTGAGAGGTAGCTGCCTTCCTGTACCAGTGCGATGATATTCCAGTCGCCATCGTAGTACATAGACAGGGCGGCAATCTGCCAGTCACCGGCACGCTGGCCTAGTCCTGAACTCCAACCACCCCCGGTTCTTTTCTGGATATACAAGCTGGTGGCATCGCTGACATCTGAGGCGTGGACTATGGCACAATCGCCATTAGGCTTGAAGGCGATGGCGACGCCTCGCTCACAGGGGCGGGTGTTGGACATGGCTGTCCACGAGCCCCAGCTTTCGCCGTTGTTGGTTGATGATTTACGGTAGAGGTTGGCGGCGTCCATGGAGACGCAGATTACCTCGGCACCATTAGCAGCGATGGCGACTCTGCCGTTGGAGGTGGTGGCTCCCCAGGTGCTGCCGGAGCTCCACTGGGAAAAATCGCTGGCTGGCCCGGGGCTGGTGACACGTGAATACTTGATGGCTGTGCCTTCTAATCTAACGCGGTGGAGGCTGCCGTCGCCGGAGATACAGCAACCATGCCAGAACTTGGTCTCGCTGCCTAAATACAGGCGCTGCCAGGCGAAGGCTTCCCACTGGATAGATGCTGACTGCTGGGGGTGACCGTAAGCCTGCACCTCAAGCTTGACCAGTGGCTTCCTGGTGGGCTTTTTCTGTTCTTCCAGTAAGGCATTGGCCAGGGTTCTCATTGTCTCCTTGCCCAGATTATGTAAACTGCTGAACCTACCAGCAGCACCAAGCCGGCTATGGTTAGCCAGTCAAAGGTTAGCACGTCTTTAGTAGTTCTTCGGCCAGGACTCCGACATGGTACAGGGAGTTATTAATGCCCAGCTTTTTCTTCCAGTCTATATTGCTGTGGGCTAAGTCGTAGACATAGTTTCGGCATCTGTTGGTCTTGGACACCTCGAGCTGAGCGTAGACATGCTCCGGAGACCTGACCTTGCAGGCATCCTTTTTATCAACACCGGTGGCGTCTCTGACAAACTGCTCGGCATCAAAAGACAGGGTGACCAGGTAGTCCCAGTAGTCCTTAGCCTGGTTGATGTCGTAGCAGGTGGTGACCGAACCCTTGTCTTTGGCCATGCTGAACACCGTTGACGGGTTGGATTCCGAATACTTGGCTACCACATCATTCAGCACCTTCTCATGGAATGACTTTATGTCTAGTGGTGCTGACAGGGCGGGACTTTCGGGCTGCGGCTCAACAAAAGGCTGAATTTCTGGCTGTGGCTGTGCTGGCGTGGCTGTTATGCCAGTTGTGGTACTAGCAGCACCACCACCATTGCCGTTAAGGATTATGGCTGCCTTGACCTTCTCTTTCTCCTGGTCTATTTTGCCCTGGGTGACGATATAGAAGATGCCGGCGATGGCTGCTGCCAGGGAGGGCACGAAGTCCATGATAGTCTTCTGCGCCTCGGGGTCCTGGATAAACAGCGGCACCATGGTGGCCAGGGCGGTGATGATAAAGGCTGAGTACTTCTTCTTGCCGTCTAAGAACTTTTGTAACATTTTATTCCTCTCCTTTCAGTCGAATTGATTACAGCGATTAAAGCGATTACGGCGATGTTTTATGTCAACCTAGACCCTTCACTACGTTCAGCCCCCACTTATGTCAAGCAAAAACGAGGCTCTACGATTGAAATTTAGGGGGTTAAACGTGACTTTGAGGGTAAATCCCTTCATGCACCCCCCTCGTCTCGGAGGTTGCCACGCTTCGCTCGCAATGACAGAAAAAATAAGTGCTGGCAATGACATCGTGGGGTATCATTCGACCAGGGCTGCCAGGGTATCGGGGACGGGCTTACCGTTTTCCGCGTAGTGCCTCAATAGGTGCCTGGCGGCGTCAAGTATTTGCTGGTCGGTGGCCTCGACCCTTTTGCCTCTAAACCCACCGGGGCTTAGGGCGGCCACGGCTGCAGCGCAATGCTCCCAGTCGGTGGTCTTGTAATGGCCTACCTTACCCTTGATGGCTCGGAAGATGGCTTTGGTGTGATGCGGCAGCTTCCACGTCTCGGGGTCTTCCTTGTCGCCAACGATGGCGAATGCCTGCCACGGTAAACCTTTCTTTAACCTGGGAAGTCCTTGTTCGATTTTGTCTCTCGGTGATTTTTTGGTGTCACTCATGTTGCTCCTTTCAGTCGCATGATTACAGCGATGATAACGATTACAGAGATTACTCGGTGTCACTCCCTTCGTAGAATGTGCTTATTTTGAGCTTACGGCCTCTGCCGAAGCGTTTGAGCTGGCGTGTGAACTCTTTGAGCATGCTGTTACCCCAGGTCTGATAGTCTCTGTCCGCCTGCTCACCACCGAAGCCGGCGGTGTCTACCCGGTACTGCGTCTGGGCGAGCACGGCATAGGCGGCAGCTCCGAGAGCCAGCACGTCCTCAAGGTAGCTGGGGATGGTGCTGCTGTCGCTGTCCAGCGTGTGAACCTGTGACCAGTAGACATAACAGTTCTCGCCGTCTCCTTGTGCGTCTCCGATCAGGGTGATGGTGTCGGCATAGACAGCGAAGCGTTGAAACTGCCTCGGTGTCTTGTCTACCGGGAACTCTACCCTGTCAACGGAGACTCTGTCGGTCAAGCTGGAGATATCTATCTCCCTGCTGCCGTCGGTGGTGGCGATGGTAGACTTCATCTCCCTGGGGACATAGCGGGATAGCTCGGCCAGTGCTCTACTGATGGCTCGGTCAATCTCGTTGTCGGTCCAGCGGTAGTTCGCCGAGTCCTCGTCCTTGAGGTCTCGTCTGACCAGGGTTCTCATGGTGGCTAGGTTCATGGTCGCTTTGCTCCTTTAGTTGGTGGGGGGTGAGGCTCTCGGCCCTTGTAGCTGGCCGGCTTTCACCCCCCCACCTGAAGGAGGGCCTAACGAGCGGGGAGGTGTAGCCTCTCGTTAGGCTCCCCCCACCTGGCGAGGCTAAAGCCGCGCACTACTTAGCCTGCGACTACGCTATCGGCACGGCTATTCAGGAAGAACATGATTACGGTGGCGCTTAAGGCTATGCCGATGATGGTGTTGGCGTCCCCGGCATCGGTGGGGGCGGTTTGGGTGACCGTGCCGTTGTTGCCGGTGCCTTCATTGACATAGACATAGCTGCCCGGGGTAGCGTCTGAATAGCCACCGACTACGGCTCTGGGGGATACCGGGATTACATCGCCTATAGCTCCGTCGGCCAGGGCGACTAGCCTTCCCTGAATCACTGAGCCGGTGGTGGCGTAAGCCAGTTTCCAGCCTGAGCTGTAGCCTAAGATGTCTCCTCGCTTACAGGCGGCGGCCAGGGTGACCGTGGGGGCCTCTGGCCCGATGCCTGAATTGAGGATTTGCCTGTCTTTTCCTGGGTCTGAAAATGCCATTTATTTGCTCCTTTCAGTCGCACGATTACGGCGATAATGCCGATTACGGCGATGTTTTAGTCTTGGACTCCGATTAGGGCGGCTCTTTTGACCTTTGAGAAGTCGGCCAGTCCGACATACCACTTGATGCGGGTTCTGGCAGCGTCTTTGGTCTCCATGGCGCCGATAGGCTCTATGGTAAGCCCACCGGGGCTGGTGACGCCGCAGACTGCGCCCTCGCCGAAGCACAGTGCATAGATTACCGAGTTGACTCCACCGGTAGTACCTGTCTCCAGGCTGGAGGAGATGGTGTGGGTATCCAGAATCCAGTCATTTATGCCGATGGGTATGCCGTTGTAGAGCTGGACGAACTCACCCAGCTTGCCCGTGCCGACCTCAAGGTTAGAGCCGGCGGCTCTGGCCAGGGCATTGATTTTGCGTCTCGACCTGCGGCTCATTAACAGCAAGTCTGGCTTCTGGCCTTTGATAGCATCTATGAGCTGGTCGAGCATGGCCAGGGTTAGGGTGGCGCCGGAGGCGCCTGCGGCTATGAGCTGGTCTGAGGCGGAGGCGGTGTTAATGAGCTTGCGGATGCCGGTGAACTGGTTGGCGTCTGCCGTAGCATCGCCGTAGATGAAGGCTCTATCAAACTCATACCTAACCGCTTTGGCGGTAAGCTCGATAATGGCTGCCTCGATGTCCTGGACGTTGGAGCGGGTGGACTTGATGTAGTTATCTACATCAGCGTTCTGGCCGAGGATTTTCAAAGTAGCGGTGAGCTGGTCGAAGTCGACGGCGGGGCTGGTTACCCAGTCGTCATTCGCTGCGTGCCATTCGGCCGAGGGGAGAGATTTCTCCCGGTTGTAGGTCAGCCCGTTGCCCACAATCTCGATGAAGGGCATTTGCTGGAGAACGGGGCTTTCCTTGATGATGGTCTCTATGACGCCCTGTAACAGAACGTCATTAGACAGTTTGGCTGCTTCGGTTAAAGTTGTTGCCATGTGTTAACTCTCCTTTTTCTTTCGGGCTTGTTCCAGCCCGAGGTTTATTTTTTCTTTGGTGCTCATGCCTTCCAGGTTGGGAGCCGTGCGGGCTGGGGCACCTGCCGGGACTACGGAGGCCTGTGCCTGCTTGGATAGGGACTCCTGGACGTTGGCTACCAGCTTATTAGCTCTGTCAAGGGATGCTTTGACTTCCTCAACAGTTGTGCCGTAGATAACCTCTGCTGGTATGAGCGGGTTAGAAGCCACGGCCAGCTTCTTGAAGTCGTCAACGGCATAGGCATAGGCTGCCTTGGCGCCTTCAAAGTTGGTGGTTGCCTCGGCTAGCTGGCCTTTCAGGGCTTCGATGTCCTGGGTCTTGGTGGCGACCTCGGTTTCCAGGGTGGCTACCTTTTCGGTAAGCTCTCTAGTAGCCTCTGCCACCATGGTTTGAGCTCTTTGCTTTTCGGCTTCGAGCTCGGCTTTGATGGCTTCGTAGTCCTCTGGGCTTGGGGTTTGGTTGTCGACTTGGGTTTCGGGGTCTTTGGGTTCATCTGCCAATTCAATTCTCCTTTCTTCGAAAGATGATTATGGAGATTTAGAACGATTACAGAGATGCCCTGGGCATCACTGTAATCTCCAATCATCGCTGTAATCCCTTTCCTATTCAGTCAAAGCCTCTGCCTCGGTTTCCGCTGCGGTGGCTCTCTCTCTCTGACCGCCACGGCCTAAGCTGGCTCTAAACTGCTGATTCATTTCCAGGATTTTACTTCTCTCCTCTAGCCACCGGGCTAGCTCGGCTTCGGGGTCTCTGATGCCCAGCTCGTCCATAGCCGTCCTCCTGGAATGAACGCCTGACTGGACTAATAGCTGCTCGTTTTGCGCGGCTCTGGCTCGGTCCTGGGGCAGCACTGCGCCCCAAATCACACGGTGGCTGACATTGGTTAAGTCTTGCTTGTTGAACTGCTTATGTAAAGCTAGTATTAGCTGGTTTCTCCTGCTGTAGGTAGCGGTTCTGATGGTTCTCTTGCGTCTGACCTTTTGGAGTAGGGACTGGAGTTCGACTTCCAGGGCGATGCCTGACAGTTCTCTTTCGATGCCGCCGTAAGCTGCCCTGGGTGATTCCGATATATCGTGGATACAGCGGTAAATCATGTCGATATAGTCCACATGAAGCCTGATGCCACCGCCGGCCAGGAGGTCTAGCAAATAGGCTTTGGCGTCCTCGGGAATCGTCCACACCTGGCCTGGGGCGACCTTGATTTCCTCGGCGGTCTCCACTCCCTCTAATACGGCGATGGGATTGCCGGAGACTTCCAGGATGCGGGATAGCTGGGATAGTGCCCGGTTAAGCTCTCGCTGTGACTGCCTGAGAGGTGGTATATCGGACACCCCCCAGAAATGCTTCGGCTGGCGTAAGTTGGGGAAGATGACGAAGGGGATGAAGCCGTAGGGGTTGGGCTTGTCCTCGATGCTGTCGTTATCCAGGAAGAGGGTGAACTGCTTGGCCGTCCATAGCTCGGTGATGGTGACGGTTTTCTTATCGGTCTTTCTTTGGTAGAGCTGGTCGACTTCTTCTTGCGTTAACGTGTAGCGGGTAGCGACTCGCCACACTTTGGAGAGGTCGTCACCGAGCCACCAGGCGAAGAGGCCTGAGACATCTGGGGAAGTGACTCTAATTCGTTTCTCCTGTGCATCCCAGGTGACCTTATAGCAGCCGTCTCCGAGGATAGCGGCATCAACCTCGGTCTCGTAGTCCAGCTCCTGTAGGTTGTTCTGCTCGTAGACCTGGTAGATAACCTTCTCGGCGGAGCGGGCGGTTTCTTTAGCCTTGTCGGAGTCGCCTGCACTTGACCCTGAACGAAGTGAAGGGGAAGTGTCTACCGGCTCGCAAGCGAAGCTGATGCCTTCCATGAGGTAGGAAGTCAGCTTGTCAATGGCGATCTTGGCGTAGTTAAAGACGAGCTGGCGATGTTTTGAGCGCTCTGTCCATTGCTCGCCGTTGTAGAAGTCGAGGTTTGCCTTGTAGTCGGCAAGCCTGGAGCGGTCGAGTTGAGATAGTGATTGGGGGTTGAAGGTTGTCATGATAACTCTAGGTGTTAAACCCTAAATCCTAATTTCTAAACCCTAAACAAATCCAAAAATCAAATTTTCTAAATTAAAAACTTTTTGGTTTCGGTCATTGGTGTTTTGAAATTTGATATTGTTTGGAATTTCGTATTTAGTGCTTAGAGTTTCTTGCATCAGTATAATGTTTCCCTTGAACGCTTAGGCGACCTTTTGTTACTCCGCAACGCTCGTTGCACGGTTCTTTGGCTTACCCCGAAGAGCTGGGCTATTTCCTTAACGCTCTTGCCGCTTCGTCTCAGCGCCTTCATCCGCCTTGAGCGGAGCACCGTCTTTAGCCTTTGCCTCGCCCTGGGCTCCTCCTCAAGACATCTCGGCAAAGGGCAATCCAGACACGCCGGGAATACCTCACAGCCCTCATCCCGCCAGTCAACTTCCTCGGGCAATAGGTCGAGTTCACCAATGACCATGATGCCCCGATGTTAGCACTAATGTTCTAATAATTCAAGGTGATTTTGTCGTTTTTAGAAGATGCTTACAGCGATTCACGAAGATTACGGCGATATCTCTGTAATCATTGATAATCTATGTAATCCCTCTCGAACTTGACAAGGCAAGGGTAGGGGGGTATAAACTTTAAGTTATGCGATTAATAACTTATGCTACTCTAATCCTGGTACTGGCTGTGTTGCTGCTGCCAACTGCGGTAACAGCCCAGGGCGGCTGAGCCGAGAGCACGTGTGCCTCCACAGTTAGTGGAACAAGCGGTAACACCGGCAAGGTCGGCTCCACGGCGGGGATAAGCATAGATGGCGGCTCACGTCCGGTAGATGGCCCCTACACCGTAAGGTGGAGCAAAAAGCCCATCGGCGAAGAGGGCGTAGAGGGCGTTGACTTTATCATCGTGGCTCAGGGCGAGGTGCCCAAGAACACCACAAAAATGAGCGTTACCTTCACCATCCCCGAAGCCGCCTACGGTGTCAACTACGTCCAGCTCGTTCGAAGCTGGCGCCCCGAGTCCCCTTACGGCTTCTCCTTCTCGGTGCTGCCGGACATAAAGGCGAGCCCAACCTCAGGCGCACCCGGCATCGAGGTCAGCATCAAGGGCAGCGGCTTCCCGGCGAATAATAAGTACATCAAGCTGAACTTTGACGGCAAAGACACCAAGCTCGAAATCACCGCCAGTGAAAAGGGCAGCTTCACCGCCAAATTCACCGTCCCCGAGACCATCGCCGGCAGGCACGAGTTCCAGGCTACTATTGAAGGTATGTATATCAAAGATACCCGTGCCAGTTTCGAGGTCCGCCCCAAAATCAACATGGAACCAAAATCCCCTGATATCGGCACCGAGGTCACCATCACCGGCATCGGCTTCGCCGCCAGCAGCCCGATGTCCATCAAATACGATGACATCGCCATCGCCGACTCGCCAACCACTAATCAAAACGGCAGCTTCAGTCATAAATTCAAGGTACCGGAAAGCCCAAAGGGCAAGAACGTGGTTACCGTCACCGACAAGGCGGGCAACACCGCCACCTACGGCCTGCTCTTAGAAAACGAGCCGCCGCCGATGCCATCCCCCCTATCACCATGCCAAGGAGAGAGGTTCGGCTGGTTCGGCCCGCAATCTGTTACCTTCAGATGGCAGCCGGTAGAGGACCCCAGCGGCATCACCTATAGTTTAGAGGTGGGCCCTAATGTCAAGGTCTGGCCGCCAATTGCCATGAGGACCGGCCTGACTAACACAACGTGTATAATCAACCTCGAGCCGGGCACTTATTACTGGCGGGTCAAAGCCATTGACGGTGCCGGCAATGAAAGCGATTGGGAGTACGCACCTTATCCCTTCAGGGTCGGACTGTTCTCCATCTGGTACTTGATAGTCGGTGGCCTGTTGTTCCTGTTCATCTTCATCCTCATCGTCCGAGCCTTTTTCCGCCGCCTCAGCGAATACATCAAGTAAAGCCCCAGAGGGGAAATCTTAAATCTCAAGCACCAAATCCCAAACAATACCAAAATTCGAATCACCCAAATTCCAAACACCCGATGTTTTGGTCATTGGAATTTTGAGCTTTGGATTTGTTTAGGGCTTAGAAATTGGAATTTAGGATTTGGGGTGAAATAGGGCTACATGGGCATGCCCCAAAATCCCAAACACTAAACTCTAAATCCTAAACAATACCAAAATTCGAATCACCCAAATTCCAAACACCCGATGTTTTGGTCATTGGAATTTTGAGCTTTGGATTTGTTTAGGGTTTAGAAATTGGAATTTAGGATTTGGGGTGAAATAGGGCGGTGGGCATGCCTGCCTTATCGGCCAAAAGTATGACCTGGAGTCAGCCTTTTTTCCAAAAAATAATCAGCCTTTTGGCTGATTAGCCCGGGACAACAAAATTTAAAAATCAAAGGTTAAAAATCAAAACGCCCGACCTTTCTGTCATTGCGAGCGAAGCGTGGCAATCTCTCGTCTGCCCATTCCTGCCGAGATTGCCACGTCGCCCCGAGATTGCTACGTCGCCTTCGGCTCCTGGCAAGGGCTCCTCGCAATGACAGGATAAAAGAAGCTCCTCACAATGACAGATAAATGTTGTTTCGATCATTGGGATTTTGGGTTTTGAATTTGTTTGGAATTTGGTGCTTGGGATTTAGGATTTACCCCTTGGGGTTTGGGGGTCTTGGGGTTTGGGGGTCTTGACAGGCGTGGTACAATAGTACTAGGCAAGGGGAAATCCTTGCCTATTGGACTATCTATGAAATAAAGGAGGTGATGAGAATGGGAGGAAGCCGGAGCTGGCAGCATCAGCCGAGGCAAGACCAACACCGTCCTGACTCCGGGACATAAACTCCAAGACCCAGAGAAATTTCGCTGGGCTGTCTGTGGAGTAGCCTGAAAAAGGGCAGGCTTTAAAAATACCCGCTTAAAAAGTGAATACTTTTCCCCGAAAAGGGGTTCCAAAACCAGAGGCGAAATACAATTTCTTATGTTGTCATCCTGAGGGAGTCCTTCCACGGAAGGGCGACCGAAGGGTCTAACGAGAGATTCTTCGCTGCGCTCAGAATGACACAGAGAAAGTGGTCGAAAAATTCGCCGACGGTCTCTGAAGAGCCGAGAGTGTTTGATATGTCATCCTGAAGAAGTCCTTCCTTGGAAGGACGACTGAAGGGTCTAACTCATGCTCTGAGGCAAAAGGTGAGATTCTTCCCCCGATAAATCGGGGTCAGAATGACAAGGTATCCTCGAAATCTTCGGAGTTTAAAAAACTTAGGAGGTATAATGAAAACCAAATATCCTAGTATCTTCGGTCTCCTGGTTGCGCTCATGCTGGTAGCCAGCTTTGTCGTGCCGACTAACTTTATGAGCCCGAAACCAGCCGAGGCCGACCCCGGCATCTGTAAATGGGATAACCTGATGACGCCGGGCTACCTGCCGCTGAAGAACGATGTCGGCATCTACGAGCCACATGACATGGCGGTTGGCGGTGATGGCGCCACCATACTGATTGCCGCCAGATATGCTGCACCCTATGGTCTGGGCATAGCTCATGTCCCGTCTTGCGGTGTTGTAGCCAACTTCCTGTTCTGGTCCAATAACAACGGCATCAGCTTCACCTCCACCAAGCACTCCTCGTTCGTGGACGCCTGGCTGAAAAAATACAACCTCGATTTTACTGACCTTTCCCCGGACTATCTCTGGCCCAATGCCTTCCTGGTAGCCATCGCACCGGATAACCCCAGCTTCTGGGCGATTGTCACCGACGTTCCAGATGGCACGAGTGTGTCGAATACACCAGTGGAAGTCTGGGTGACCAGCAATGCCGGCGGCAAGTGGGAGTGCACCAATTTT